AAATTCAAATTTAGCGGCTTCTTGAGCTCTTCTATCAGTTGGATTTGCCATCGCATTGATAGCTCTCAATAAGCTAAATCTTTTTGTTTCTTTTTCTGTAAGACCAATATCTTTTGGAGTTTCTAAAGGAGTATCATTAGAAATGTTGTCTAATAAAATACCTCTAAACTCTTCAACAGATTTGCCTTCAGAAATAGCTTGATGTGCTAGGTCTCTTTTGTTGTGCTTAACAGCTAAATCAAGAATCTCTTTTGAGTTTCTTGCAAATTCTTTTTTAGCAGCTTCAGCACTCTCTGATCTAACTTCATCAAGATTAATTTCTTGTTTTTCGTTTGACATAATTTGTACCTTTGCTTTTTCAGCAATTTCTTTTGAACGTCCAACTCCAACAAGTCTACTTTGATCAGCAGGAACGCTTACACTTGAAACTTCAAGTGGCGTCCAACTAGCTCTGTAGTAATCCTCGTCTTTGTCTTTCATTCTTGTTAATTTATCCACTCGATAGCCTACGCTTATATTCATGCGTATACCATCAAGCACATCTCTAAAAACTTCTTCAGCTAGAGCAGATCGACCAAATCTGACTACTGCTATTGTCCTGTTAGCAGTCTGATCAAGTTTAAATTCTTCAATAACACCAATTTGTTTAGTCATATCGTGATCTAACAAAAGTGGTGCTCTTCCTGATTCCATAAACTCCATGTTTATATCTTCAGCAGAGTGTCCTAAAACTTCCATTCCAAAACTTCTCTCAACTGGCTCTTCACTAGAAACACCAATTCTTACACGTCTATTTTCTTCATCGACAAATTCTGATCTTGATAAATCAATAGTTCTGTAATTGACCTTAAGATCAACTACTTTTCTTTCTTTATCTTCATCTTCTTCATCGTGATATGGGCGTGCTTCTTCAGTCATTTCCATTTCTTCGCCTTCTTCTTCCTCTTCGTGATGCTTTGCAAACTCGACTACAACTTTATCATCGATTTCGCTTACATTGAGGATATGCCTATCCTGTTTATCTTCCATAGATTTCTCCTCTTTGCTTGATAAAGGATGTGATTCAGGAAGCAAATCAGTATCATGCTTCCCACCTTGAAACCTCCCATTGCGTAAAGCAAATAAGAAGCTATTAACTCTTGCCATAGCCCAAGTCTGCGGATTAGACACATTCGGTCTAACGCTTGCAGGTGAGGTGTTGTATGCACCTATCCCTCTATCGTAGACTTTTTTTAGCGTTCCAAGAGTTGTTCTTTTTGATGCAGCATTGTTAACTTCTTTGTTATGCTCATCAACTTTGTTTTGTAATGCCTTTTCTGTTTTTGCTGATATTTGCCTATCTGCTTGAGCCTGACTAGCAGAACCATACTCTTTGCCTTCTCTATACTTAATAGCTTCTAAAACAACATCTTTCATTTTTTGTTCACCTAATGTTCCAATAACACCCCACTTCATTTGTGCGATTACTCCTGCAATGTTTGATGGTCGACCTGCTTTGTCTCCTGATTTAAACTGTGATCCATCTTCAAAATGTCTTGCAGCCCAAGCTTCTCTTTCTTTGATCCACTTAATGACACCATCGGTTTCTTCACCTGCTCTTGCTTTCGTCCACAGATTAAAAGCTTCATTACCTCTAATGTTACCTCCTGCTTTGTAAATATCATTATCATTTTCTTTTACACCTGCAATAAAATCATAATCAAATTGTGGATAGTTAGAGTTTCTTAGTGAGACTTTTTTATCATCATCTTTAGTTGGGAAATCAGTCGCCATCATCGCCACCTTGTATGTTAGCTTCAACAGGCATCTTCTGACCAAAAGGTTGATATGCTATCTCAATACCATACTGTTCTGCTAGTGCTATTTCTTTTTGATGTTGTTCAAACAACTCCTCGACATCTCTTCCAAAAGCAGAAGATATATCGCTATAGGTTGTTGTTCCGTTTTGTAATCCAATGACGTTTGCTTGCATCTCTTTCAATGGATCAATGTGTGAGAATGATCTAGGTATATAAGTTATACCTCTAGCAAACTTATCAAACTTACCCATAGGAAGATTTATATATCCTGTTGACATTGCCATCTCTAACCAAGATTTAAAAACAGGATCAATAAAATGTTCAATAATAAACTGTTGCATTATTTGATATGCACTTCTATCTTCTAACGCACCTTGTCGAATTGAAGAGTAATTTACAGAACTAAGATCGTTTGACAACGAGTGATATGAAATATTTAGACCACTTGCAATACTTCTTAATACGCTAGTTGTAAAAGAATCAAAAGCAGAATTTGGATGCGATGGATCAAAAGCTTTGAAATCCATACCTGCGGGCAACTGTTCAAATACACCTGCTTGAGCAGTCATTGTGGGATTAAAGGTATCTTCAAAATCACCATCTCCGACATAGCCATCTCCGTCTGGAGAAATAAAGAAGCCTTGCTTAGATGCTCCAACCCTTGCAGCTACTATCTCAGCTTCAAGATATGCGTTTAGTTGTTTTACATTTGCCATAACAGGTGCAATAAAAGATACACCTCTTGTTTGTTCTGCTCTATTTGGTAAGTATGCGTGTATTATTTCTTCAGCAGGAACTCTTATATATTCTTGAGCAGGTTTTGGATATGTATTGTTGTAAGGATGTTTTTTGAATAAGTGATAAGCAACAGGCTTATCGTTTCTATCAACTTCAACACCCATCTTAATACTTCTTCCATTGGGTAAAGTATTATTGTTTTTTTGTTCGTCTAAATGATCTGCTTCTAAGAACTGTATCTGGAAACCAAAATCTGAATCTGTTGTTTTAATTTTTCTAACTAATACTTCACCATCTCTGAGTAAAGTTTCAATAAATATTTTTTGACAATCTAAAAATGATAATCTTCCATTTGCAGTACAGTTACCCAGTTGTGTCCATTCCTTCCATGATCTCTCAATCAGCAGGTTAGCTCCTAAGTCTAATGATCTATCATCATTATATGACTTGGAGCTTACTCTTACGCCTTGCTTGCCAATGACATTCGATACCATCAGGTTAAGGTATCTTGAGATATATGCATCGTTGCGAGCTAACTCTCGACCTCTATCTCTTAGGATTCTAAGGTTGTCTTTGACTTCTGCATCGGCACTTGTTGAGGTTGTTAAAAAGTCTGCAAACAATCTTCCTGTGTTTGCACCTTGATAACTTCTTTTGAAAGCTCTTTTCTTAGCTTTCTTTTTGTTATTGCCTAATAAATTATCGTACCAAGCCATTATGTGTAGTCTGTTGGATTAATAGTTGATGTTGAACCAAACTTTACTTTAATAGTATTGCCTGATCCTTGCTTGTTCCTGATTCTAGCTAGTTTAATTTCTTTTAAATATTCAGCTTTATATCTATCTCTTAACTCCATCAAATCAGGTATTGGAGTTCTTGAAAGTGATCTTCCTGAAATAGACATAGATGCTTGATCTATTGTTGCTCTTCCTTCTAAAACATTTTCAATAGCATCAAGAACTTTTTTTGCATGACTTCTAAGATCAGCGTTCGTATTAGCGAGGTTGGTTGTAATTTCAGTTCTTCCTGAATCAACCATGATTCTCTCAGAATCAGCACTCCTCGTTATGTAGGCTTCCCAAATATAATCACCTGTTTCATAACTTGCTGTAGTTGATGAACCAACCTCTATGTAATAGGTGCTATCTGCTTCAGTAGCAGTAATTGTAAACTTCTTATTACCACCGCCACCGCTATCTTCATGGAACTCATACGTTAAAGCAAAAGTACCAACAGGGTAATCATTTGCTAAATCATCTCTTCTCCATGTAAATCTGTCGCCTGCAACAAGTTTCGCAGGTTCAGCAGTTGGATAATTTGTTCTATCAAATCTATTAGTCAACAATAATCCTCATAAATGTTATAGATACACCTACATATAACACTATGAACCATTTTGTTTTTGTCAATATCTACTTCCAATTAGTAGCAAAATTACCTCTTTTAATGTTGATTTTGTTTGGATTTTTAGGTTTTTTAGGTTTTTGTGTGCCTTTATTAAGTATCTTTTGCTCTATAACGTCAAAATTTGGATTTAGTATGTAGATAGCACCAAAATTGTAGACAAGCGTATCCAAACTTTCATTTCTTTTACCTATCTGCTTCCAAACAAGCTGTTTTTTACCTCTTACCCATTTGGTTATACGTTTTTCACTAGTAAGCTGTTTAAAATATTCTTCATCTAAGTCTAAACAAAAATGCAAAGTAGAATCTTCAGGTTCAGCAGCTAATCTGTTAAATATTGCTTCTTTTGCTGTATCAACTCCAAGTGTGTAAAGAACAGCTTTATTTTTGCCTACATAACTTGGTCTATTAACAATAGGCTTTCCCTGTATGCTTGCACCCTTGATAGCAAACACTCGTCTTGCTTGTCTTGGCTTAGTAAAGGCGTAGACTTGATTGGTATGCAATCCACCTGAATCAATACAAGTGCAAGATATGGGTATTATTCTTCCTGATTCAGTTTTAAATCTTTTCTTCAAATATGCATCGAGATCATTCCAACACCCAAGAGCATTTGGATCACCCCAAAGTATTTTGTAATCAAGCACCCAAGCTTCGTAGTTTTTACCCCAACCTACGCATTGCAACTCTAGCCGATCTTTTTGTGTATCAACGCCAACAGTTATTGCCAATATATCTTCTGGTATTGTTGTGTGATCGTAGTTCAATCTTCTCTCTAGTAAAGTGTCATACTCAACAGAATCACCTTGCTCTTCCCAAGATTCTCCAAGACTTGTATTAATGAATGTCTTTAGTGTTTCAGGATTTTTTTTAGCTTCTAAAAATGCAGTTGCCATTTGTCCCCAAGTAGACCAAACACTATAAAGTTCTGATATATGGAAACCTGCTGTGTTTTCTGTTTCTTTTGTTGCACGCCACTCACCATGTTTGAGCATCCATTGTTTCTTTGATTCTTCTATAACTGATCCACAATGATCGCAAGCATAAGTAGCAGTTTCAGGTTTGTTCTCTTCCCATACTACGTTTTTCCATTTGAGAACTTGTTTTTCATTACATTCAGGACATGGCACAAAATAGTATCGTTGGTCTGATTCTTCAAAAGCAGCTTCAATAGCAGATAAACCTTTTATAGTCGGAGTGCTACACATAAAAATCTTGCGATTCCAAAATGTTTTGGTTCTAGCAATAGCAAGAGATATGGGTGATCCTTCTGATCCTGCTGATAGTTCATACCTATCAACCTCATCCATCAACAATATTCTTATTGGTCTTGATGCTAGACCACTTGCACTATTTGATCCAACAATTGATATGTGACCACCTGCAAACTTTTTGTGCATTGTTGTATTGCCACTATCTCTACTTCTTGCATCTTTAACGCATCCTTTAAGCTTTTCACTATCTCTTATCATTGCTGATAATCTATCTTTACTAAATGCTTGTCCCATTTGTAGTGTTGGTTGCGTTACAAGTATTGGTGAAGCATCTTGGTCAATGTAGTAACCAATGGCATTAAGTAGTATTTCAGTCTTACCAACTTGCGATGAAGTCATTACCACAATCCTTTCAATAAAAGGATCGTTAAAAGAATCCATAATCTCTTTTTGATAAGGACATCTTGAGGTTGACCATTGACCTGATTCTGCTGAAGATTCAGGTGATAGTTTTCTATATCTATCTGACCACTCTGAAACTTTAAGATCAGGTGGTGGTTTAAATATCTGCATCGTGTTTTTCAACACGTCCTGCATATTCTGTAGGTATTCCATCTTCTGCTAACTCATTAAGTGCATCATATACACAATCTTTTAGTAATTTTTCTGCTTCAGCATAATCTTCAGTTGCAATCATTTGATGTGCCAGTCTTGAGGGCATACCAAGCAGCTTTGCTCTGACATTTGCAACAAAATCAACCCAAGTATCTTGTACAAGTGTTGCAGGTATGAGTTTACCCTCTAATTCTGACACTTCTAACTCTGCTTTGTCTGCTTGTGCCTTTGTAAGTCTTGTTTTCTGCTCTGCAATGTCTCCTGATCCGCTTTTTTTGTGATAACCTGCTAATTTACGCAAATAACCTATGTAAGAGTGCCTACAAACGTCTATATCAAGTGGTGAACGTCCTCTTTTTGATGGTAATACGCCTTTTTTAATCAATTCAGAGATACTAGCAACAGATAAGCCAAGATGTTCTGATACTTCTCTTTGCGTTGCCATTAGTTATAAATTCAGTAAATGCATATCAACTATCGCTAAAAAAAAAACTGACGTCGCGAATAACCA